ATTTAGCATTAGAAAGTATGAAAAAGAATGTAAGAATAAATTGAAGAACAAAAAATGAAATGATACAGCATTTAAAAGAATCGGGTAGAGAAAAGGAAATACAAAAATATGTTAATTTATTCCATTGTTTAAATCAAGAATATGTTGAAAAGAATAAAGATGTAGCATTTTTAGAATGAAAAGATATGGAAGACTATATACACGACGCTAATGTTTGTAAATTATATGCACAATTTAACAGAGAAGTTATGGTGACACAGATATTAAATTATTTTTGAGTATTACCAGAATGATTAAAGATAAAACATACAATACATAATTATATAGATACAGATGAAATGATTATTAGAAAATGAGCTATTAAAAATGATGAAGAATGTTTAATACCTATAAATATGAGAGATTGAGCATTTATTGTATCAAGGAAAGATGATATGAAATGAAAATGGAATAATAGTTTACCACATTGAGCAGGTAGATTAATGTCAAGGAATAAAGCAAGAGAAAGTATTTGATTAGATGAATATAAAAAATCTATGGAATGAATACGGTCGTCTTGTGTAGTAGAAAGTACAATAGATGAAAGTCCTATGGCTTATAAAAGTATTGATGATATAAGAGATATTATTGAAGAAGTATGTGTTATAAAAAAACACATCAAACCTATTTATAATTTTAAAGCAGAATAGACTTTTATATTTATAATTTGGACAGATGATAACAAAAAAATTGTATGATGAAAATATAAGGATAATGAAGAACGATATGTTTTGAGTAAAAGATGAAATGTGAGAATTATCTGACTGATACCACACATTCAATAGCCTATACCATCAAAGGGCTATATTGTTTGCTGTTATTGTAAATATGAATATAGATAAGTCTTGGAAATCAAAAAAGCATAGTGATGGTAAATATTGTTTTGATAAGGAGTGAAACTGGTTTATTGTTTGAATAGATACTCCTAAATGAAGTTATACATACCACTATGAAACAGATAAATATTGGGACTTATTCAAGTGTGAAGAACTGAAATTATGAAAAGAACGAGATGGACATACAGAAAAAGATATAGATAGACTTTTATATTTATAATATATATGAGATGACAAAGAAAAGCGAATTAAGTCTTATGTGACAGATGAAAAGAGAGGCTGAAAGGGACTTTAATAAGTTTATAAAATATGTAGCAGAATTGGAAAAAGAAAACAAAGAACTAAAAGAATATTGGAGTATTGAAATAAAGACTTGTAATAGATATAGAGAAAAATGCGATGAATTAGAAAAAGAAAATAGAAATCTGAAAAAAGAATTTGAGCAATACAAACAGCATTATAATATAGATAGCGATAGACAAACAATATTTCTTATGACTTGAAAAAGATATTAGAGTAGTTTTAGTTTATAATATAACAGATGAATAATGTAGCACTAATGAGAATAGAAACATTTAAGACTATAACACAGAAATGTAAAACTTGGAAAGAATATAATAAGCGAAGAAAGAAAATATACCATACTGATGGTATGCACTATTGGTTACATTTTTAGATGAATAATATATATAAGATGAAATGTAAAAAGCGAAGTGAAGTAAGTTATGAGAGTATAATATTAGAATTATGTTATTGGTATTGTTGGGATGCAGAAGTAGATGAGCGAATAAATAAGAGATACCAAAGGTATAGGAAGATAGCAAATAAATTTTTTATATGATATACATCATAGATATGAGCCGAAAAGAAATAGACTACCGATGTTTAATATTACAAAGATATTATTGGTTGCAAGAACATCAAAGCGAATGTGATAACTATTTTAAAAGTTATATGAGGTTGAATAGAGTAATGTGTAAAATGGATGATGAATGAATAAGTAGAGAATATGATGAAGATATGTTTTAGTTTATAACATATAGAAATGGTTACACCAAAGAAGATAATAATAAAAGACCTTGAACTAGCAGATGAAGAGATAGCGAGGTCGAGAAAAGAGAATAAAGAACTCAAAGCTAATTATAATAAAGCATTATCAGATGTAGTAATGTTAACTAAAGAAAACAAAGAACTCAAAAAAATGTTAGAAGAAGTTGCAAAAGAACTAATGCAACACCACGAAGAATATAAGAATATGGCTGATATGGTAGTTGAGTTAGAAAAAGAGAATAAAGAGCTTAAAGAGAAATTAGAGAAGTTTAGGACAGATAATATCTATGAAGAATGACTTTATGAATAAGGCTTTAAACCATATTGTTGACCTCAACAGAATGGTATTTATATTCAACAAATACAAATGGTAGATAAACACGCATATTATATAGAGAATAGAGATAAAATTTTACAGCAAGTGAAATGACAGTATCACAAGACCAAGAACGATCTAGAAGAAGAAAACAGAATGCTGTATAAAAGGATAGCAAACTTAAAGTCTATAATTGAGTGAAAGGAAAATATATAGAAGATTTGAGGAAATATATAGATGAGATAAAGTAATGATCTATTGAAAAAAACAGACAAAAAGATAGATATAATATGCAATAGAGATATTGCTAACATATCGCCGCACAGAAAAGATGGTAAAAAACCATCTTTTTTTATTGTTAAAAACTGCTATTTCCACTTGAAAAAGTATGTGAAATTATCATAATATAGCTGACTAATAGATAGTAAGTGTAATGCCTATGATTTATATCATAGGAATTTTGCGATATGTTAAAAAAAATCTGAAAGAAAAGAAGACAAAGGATAGATAATTGATTGTCTGAACTGAATACTTTTAGGATAGTACATGAGAGATCAAAAAGTATCTCTGAATTATCATGAGAGTATGTATATGAAGCTAGAGTATGGTGTTTTGCACATATTTTAGCAAAAGGGATGTATCCAGAATTAAGGAACGATCCAAACAATATAATATTTGTAAAAAACATAGCAGAGCATGAGCTTGTAGACCATTTTGTTGCACATAACAAGATGGAATTTTTTGATTTAGTGAAAGAATGAAAAGCAATACAGAAATTACAGAAACTATATCGTAAATATAATGAGAAAGTTTTACAGAATAAAATAACCAATGACTAAAGAAGAAAAGGAAATGGAATTAGCTTTACTAAAAATAGAGGCAATAAAACATCTAAAGAAAACTATGGATAAATATTTCAAAGAGAAAGCAGAGCGAGAGAAAAAAGCACGAAGATTTACAATGATAAACACTATTATATGTGTTTGTATATTGTTGATAGTGATAATAGCAAAATGAATATTTAGTTTAATTAAATAACCTATGGCAAAATCAGAGAAACATTGAATAATGACTGTAAGTCACATAAACATAAACCAAATATCTGATAAAGAATACAAAGAGAAGCAACCAGATAAGCAACCTATTAAGAATAGAAAGAGTAAATATGATTATGCAGTATTAAAGCAAGAATTTATGCAAAGTGATATTGATGACACAAGAGAATTTATTAAGCAAAGGCTAGGTAAAGACACAGCAAAAAACAACCAATTAGCAAGAAAAACAACATGATGGACAAAAGAGAAACAGAGATATAAACAGAAACTAGCAGAGAAAGCAATAGCGAAAAGTTTAGAGAAACAAGCTAATCAGTTAAGTGCAAAGATACCATTAGATAGACTTGTGAGAATGAAATCAGACTTTTTTGATTTGATAGACCAAGCAATAGATACAATGAGGGAACAAGATAATGTAGAGATAGATAAAGTGATAAAGTGATTAAATGCAATCAAGACAGAACTATGAGAGCCAACAACAGTAGCGAAAAATGAGAACGAAAACAGAGAGAGAATAGAAGCAATAAACATAGTAATTTGACCACAAGATTTACAACAAAAATAGTTTATATTTATAAGATTATCATGAATAGAATTGAAAGAGATTTGAAGAAATACTGATATATAACAAATAGGACATTAGAAATGTTAGATGGATCAGAAATTAAAAAATCTGATACAAAGAAATTATTAAGAGAACATAAGAAAGATGTAAAAGAATATAACAAAGAACATAAGGAAGAAATAAAACAGCATAAGAAAGAATTTGAAAGAAAATTAAAAATTGAATATAGAATGAAACAAAGGGGAAAGAAGTTTTTGAATAAAAGAGATACACGACTATATCAGAATATATTTAGAGAGTGCTATTGAGATATAAAAGAGTGCATGAAATGTTGAAGCATAGAATACTTACAAATACATCACAAAGATAAAAATTGGAGAAATAACAAACCAGAAAATCTAATTATGCTATGCAAAATGTGTCATGCTGAAGCACATAAATGAGAATATTGTGAGAAACTTATCGCAAGTGGTAGAAAGAATTAAGAAAAAAATAGTTTTACAAAAAATTTTACAATAAATGTCAAGAGTGAGGATAAACTGAATAGAACACAGACAATCACAGTACAAGACAGCAATGGCAATTATTGTAGAATTTATGAGCCAATCTCCTATTGAATTATGATTACCAGAGAAAGCAAATCTAACTACAAAGGATTATACATTACATCAGTTTCAATGTTATGTATGAAGAAAGATAGATGAATATAATTTATATAATAACAGATATAAATGACAGTATCAAAACAGAAAACCATACAAAAAGGATTAAGTGTAGCACAAGTATATAAAGAGCTGAAACATGATTTAAGTTTATGTGTCATGTATTTAGAGATGAATAGATCAGAAATAGTGGAGCAATATTTTGGGACAAATGATGTAGAGAAGATGCAAGAGATGATAAACAGAGTAATTGATGAGTTTCCGAATAAATGGATAGAAGATATACAAAAATATCTAACAAAGATTTTTATCTATTATAAAAAGAGAGAATGACAACAGAAGAAATCAAAAACGAACTCCAAAGCAAAATAAAGGAGTTTGAAATGCAATCAAAGTTAGTTTCACTGGAAGTGATAAACTGGCTGAATGATTTAATCAAGAGAATGGAAAACCATATTGTTGACACCAACAAAAAGGTAGAAAAAGAAATCAAAGTAGAAGTAAAGGAAGAATACGAAAACATTTTTGATGATGAGCCAAAGAAACCTATTAAATCAAAATGAAAGAGCAAATGGAAGTAAACTTTAGAGCAACAGAGAAACAATGATTGATGTTGCAGTATTGGCAAGATGATATTACAACAGAAATCTGATATTGATGAGCAGCTTGATGAGCAAAAACACGATGATGAGTATTTGCAGTTTGGAGCAGTTGCATGAAATATCCTTGAAGTAAGCGAGTGTTTGGAAGAAAAGAATTAATAAACCTTAAAAGGACAACACTTGCTACTTATTACAAGATGTTGAAATATTATAACATACCACAGCAATATCAATGAGTATTAAACTGACAAAATAATACTATAAAATTTCCTAATTGAAGTGAAATAGTTTTGTTAGACTGTGCAAGTCAGCCATCTGATCCAGAATTTACAAGATTTTGAAGTTTGGAATTGACTTGAGCATTTGTAGATGAAAGCAACGAAGTAGATGCTAAAGGATTACAGATACTAAAAACAAGGCTATGAAGACAAAATGAATTTAAGATAAATTGAGAAACAGTGAGAATAATACCAAAGTTATTAGAAACATTTAATCCGAATAAATGACATGTATATGAAGATTACTACAAGCCACGAAAGGATTGAACATTACCAAAATATAGAAAATTTATACCAGCATTAGCATGAGATAATCCATATCTACCAGAAAGTTATATACAACAATTAGAGAGAGCAGATGAAGTAACAAAGCAAAGGCTATTATACTGAAATTTTGAGTATGATGACACACCATGAAAAGTATTTAGATGGGATGAAATATCAGACCTATTCACAAACATAATAGAGAAAGATGAAACACCATATATTACTTGTGATGTTGCTAGGCTATGAAACGATAGAACAATAATATATGTATGGAAATGATTAGAAACAGAACTAATCAAAGAGTTTAAGTGATATACAACAGACCAAACAGCAAATGTAATAAAAGATTTGGAGCAACAATACAGAGTAAGCAGATATAATATATGTATTGATAGTGATTGAGTTTGAGGTGGTGTCGCTGATCAATTAAGAGGATGTGTAAATTTTATGAATAACTGACAGCCAATAGTAGAAGATGGAGAATTAAGAAATTTCTGAAATCTGAAAGCACAATGCTATTTCAAGCTAAAAGAAATGATGGAAAAAAGGTTGATAAGAGTAAATGCTAGTGGGCAAGTAAAGGAAGATATACAAAGAGAGTTGGATAATATAATAGTAAAAAACATAGATGATGACCAAAAATTAAGATTAGAGAGTAAAGAAGATATGAAAAAAAGGCTTG